TTGAAAAATCTTGGTTTAGTGGAAACGGTAAATTTGGCTAAAGGTGCAGTTCCAAACAACCGGAAAGTGAATGGCAAAGTTCTAACTGAGGATATTAATATTACGTCTCAGGATATCTTTAATGGGCAGGCAATATCCATCCCCGACAAAGCTAATTTAAATGATTATCAAACGCCAGGGCTTTATTATCAGGGTTTGAATGCACAAGCAGGATCTGGCAATAACTATCCTGAACCATTTGCAGGTTCACTTGTTGTGCTAAAAGCTGCTGGAATCATTCAACGCTATTTTATTTATAATAGCAGCCGAATACACACTCGTTCCTTAAATGACGTCGGAGTATGGACATCTTGGGCACAAGAATATAACACGCTGAATAAACCAGCGACGAGTGAGCTCGGTTTGATGGAAACCGTTACCAAAGCCGCAAACGCGTTGCAACGTAGCGGGGGCAATGTAACAGGTGACATAATTATTACTACTGACTCTATGCTAAGTTGGAACAGAAACACTGACTTCGCCTCTATCGGTTTTAAAAACACCGGAGATGGTGATACAGACTCCTATATGTGGTTCAGAACGGGAGATAATGGTAACGAATATTTCAAATGGCAGCATGCCCTCTCTGGAGGGCCAACCAATGAATGGATGAGTCTTAAATCTGATAATCTTCGGGTTAGAGGGTATCAAGTCTATCATGAAGGATATAGGCCAACCGCTGCGATTATTGGTACTTATACAAAATCAGAATCAGATACGCGTTATATTCAAGACATTCGCCTTGGCGCTAAAGAGAACGTGCAAGTACAGAAAAGCCCTGAAGACGAAGACGTAAGCGGGTATGCCATTATTGCTGTAATCAATGGAAATAGAGATAAGTTAGTTAACACCGTAAACCGTAGGCCAATACAGAAGAAGGTTAACGGTATATGGATGAATATATCTAATATTTAGTAAGGTGATGAATGTATGCAAAATATTAAAAATTTTTCCCAATACATACCTGACTCAAAACAAGCCAGAAAATTCATTGCGGATTTTAATGTCATTTATTTGAAGTCAGAAGACGGCCAAGACTGGTATGAATGCCAGAAAAGCTTTAACCCTGATACAATCAAAGTAATGTATGATTTTAATAATGTAATCCGTTCTATATCAGGAGATATATCAGCTTTTAACCCAGATGGAATGAGTGTGGCTGAGGTGAGTAATTTGCCTGATTCTTGTGATATTTCTGGTAAGTGGCAATATATAAATGGTGCTATTGTTCCGCGTAAGTACACAAAGGGCGAGTTAATTACTCAAGCAGAAAGACATAAAGAGGAACTGTTAGCCCTTGCCAGCAATAATATTGCCCCCTTACAGGATGCCATTGATCTGGACGAAGCAACTGCGGAAGAGATAGAGCAACTCAAAGCCTGGAAAAAATACCGAATGCAAGCAAACCGCATTGATCCCACTATAGCACCAGATATTGAGTGGCCTGCACAACCTGTATAAATAATATAGGCCCGCAGTTCACAAACCGCAGGCCTTTTTTCTACTCTGGCTTTTTAGGGTAATCAAAATGTTTATCCAATGCGCCAAGACCCACAGGAATGGAAAAAATACCGAGTCATACTTAACAGGGTTGATACTTCAAAGACATCGGAAATCGACAGGCCAATATAGCCTTAACTGAAAAAAGACCGGAGACAGAATAACGCCCGGTCTCGATAATTTTATTATGCTGGTATTTGTGGCCACTCAATATCTGAAGCCATTGAAGTATCAACACGGCTCAGTAATACCACATACTTCTTCCAGGCAAGCAATAATGTTTTCTCTGCGTCTGAGGCCATCTCAGTCTCAATAGCATATTGTAATAAAGTCATGGCTTCATCAGCCTGTTGGCGACGAGTGACACGTTGTTGTTCTGCCTGTTTAATCTGATTGGCTTTTTGAGCTTCAATGTCCGTTACCCATATTTCACCATCCCACTTGTCAAAATCGGTGCTTGGCTGTTTGAATGTCAGCATTTCTGGTAATTCACCAGGTTTAATGATTTCTTTCTGTTCCCCAGTTTGTGTGTCGTAGGCTATTTTTCCTCGATAATCTGGTACAATTTGCCAACCGGTTAAATCAGATGAACGGCAGGCGACATATCCCTCTTGGGTATCAGGTGGCACGTCTGCGCAGGAATTGGCAGGAAGACCGACACCAACGGGAAGATACTCATCAGAACTGTTTAAATATTCCAGCGTAATCGCATCGTAATTAAACACAACGATACTTCCGGTACTGATAGCAATATTATTTTTATCCAGTACAGCCTTATTCATCAGGTAATCCTCACAATGTAATTAAATGCCACGTTTCGTGGACGTGTTTCTATTCCTGTCGAAGCCGAAACCGCATTATCCATATAACCGAAACCACCAGCTCCCCTTCCAATAGCAATACCTAATCCACGAGGATCAATTCCGTAGTTAACGCCTTGGTGGACACTATTGAGAATATAACTTAGTGTACCCACCCCTCGATTCCACCATTTGAGTTGAACCACATCCGTCCAATCCTGTGACTATGTGGAGCAATATCTGCCAATTGAGAGGACAGTCGATATCGACTCAATATCTACCTCACGTCCATCATCCCAGCCCCGGATAAACTTCCGCTAATTTTGGATATAAAGACTTATCAAAGATTGCTCCATTACATTTCACCCACCCATTTGGTGGTATGTCAGTCGGCCAGGGAAGCGGTATTCCTACCGGGATCTCTTCAAATACAGACATGAGTATTATGCTGCCCTTACAATGTAGTTAAACGCTACGTTACGTGGCCTTGATACCCCTATATAAGTAGCACTGGTAGTCCAAGTCGTTGCTGAACCTCCAGAAGCTCTAGCTCTTAATTGAATATCTTTATTTTGGGGGGTATCCCACTGTAATTTCGTACGCTCATTAACTGAGAAGTTAACAACATTATCAGCAGGTTGATGAACTTCCTGTAGTAAATAAGACCCTTCTTGCCATACCAATAATGTACGATCTGGATCAACGCCACGTTTGTCATCCCAACCACGGATAAATTCACCCCGTAAATCGGGCAAATTACCACCAGGATAAGCCTTGGCTAATTCTGGAAATTTCGCTTTATCAAAGGCCGCGCCATTACATTGCAACCACCCATCCGGCAGTGTAGCCGTCGGCCAAGGAAGTGGTACACCTATCGGAATTAGCTTTTCCAATAAACCAAGGTTTTTAAAAACTCGCCAATACGTGATAATTTCGATAATAATAGTCTCATATTGGTATTAGGAAGGGTTACACATGGCGAAGATAGGCTATATCCGGGTATCAACAAATGACCAAAACAGTGATTTACAGCGAAACGCATTGATAAGCATAAATTGTGAGCAAATTTTTGAGGATAAAATTAGTGGAAAAACATCCAACAGACCGGGGTTAAAACGTGCTTTAAAGCAGCTTAAAAACGGTGACACTTTAGTCGTTTGGAAATTGGATCGATTAGGGCGTAGCGTAAAAAATATGGTAACTTTGATTTCTGATTTAAGTGAACGCGGTATTCATTTTCAAAGCTTGACTGATAGCATTGATACTAGTACTTCTATGGGACGATTTTTCTTTCATGTCATGAGTGCGTTGGCTGAAATGGAGCGGGAATTAATCGTAGAAAGAACAAATGCAGGATTAATAGCCGCTCGTGCCCAAGGGAGAATTGGTGGTAGACCAGTATCACTTTCATTTGTTGAACAACAACAAGCAGCAAGATTGTTGGCGAAAGGCCACACACGAAAACAGTTATCATTAATTTACAACACATCGTTATCTACAATATATAAGTATTTTCCAGTAGATAAAAAAAATTGTCGATCAAGTTAGTATTTGCAGTGCGGCTAGTTAAACAGTTAATTTTGTATTTGTAATATCCAAGGCTAATTGGCTCTTAATTTATGCAAAATATATCACGTTTCTTTATCTATTTAAAAAACTTTCGCCGCACTATACATACTATAAAGGAACAACGGAATAAGTTAATAATCAGCAATTTCTCGCAAAATAATTTATTGTATATGAAATCCACTACATCTGAAAATTTTTGAGTAACGAATTGCCATCAGTATAGGATTTACATATCTAAGTAAACTAATTTACTTACAATTGAAAAGCGGGTCAGTACCTGGAAATCATCAAGTAAACGCGACCAATAAAGTTGATTTCATTAATTGCACAGTCAAAAGTTACGTCGTTATCACAAACTCGGATCTTACTAACTGGGATTTTTGTTATTTTTTTAATACTGTGCATACCTTCAATATCAATTAACCATAAACCATCCTGAACATCAGGTTCTTCTGTATTCAACAAATACCAAGTGTTATTGTTATCTACAATAAGAGGTTTTTTTATTTCTTTAGCAATAAGTTGATTATCTAAAATCACTGGGTCGTCATCGTTCAGTTTTCCACCAACTAATTTAACGCGTTGTATTGTTGGAATAATAATGTTTTTTAAAGATTCCTTTTTCTTTTCCCCATCAGGGAACATTTCTCCTTGCCCTGTGCTTAACCATAACAGTGAAGCATTGGTTTCAAGGTTGCATTGAATAACCCAGTCTGCTGGAAAACTGTCCCTTAAATAGCGGTTTGCCATTGTGCTTTTAGACACACCTAAATGGTCGCTCAGCGCTTGACGTGATTTAAACCCATACGCACCCACCAGGCGTTCGATAGCTTGTTTTCCTCCACTATCTGCACCCATTTTTATCTCAGTTATGTTTTTTTTCATTGAAAGTACAGTTTAGTGAGTTTGCTGTCTCCACAAAGCCCTCTAATTAAGAGCTATAGTGATCCCAAATAAGTTTATTAGATCCAATAAGGGATATTGCATCATGGGCATCTAAATTTCAATCTATATACTTTGTGAAACTATGTCATCTAAATAAAGAGAAAAAATCTTCTAAGCGATAAAATAAGAAAAACTTATTAATTACAATGAATTGTGATCAGAAAGAAACCTTTTTAATCATTAATTATTTCAATAAAAACAATAATTAATATATTAACACTATCAAATATAGTTACCAGAAAAGATAAAAAACCACTTTAAATTTTTCTAATCAAAGTGTACTGTTCTTATATACAGTTATGTTATGCGGAGGTAAGTTTGTCAGTGGACTTTCTTATGGAATCAGTAATAGCGCAACGTATTAATTTTATAGCTAGAATGGCAACGAGTTGTGAATGTAATCATGCTGAAGATAAGGAACTTGCTTTAGTTTGGATTGCTGAGTTGTCGACACCACTTGCAAAACAACTTATTAACTACCACGAAACGCTTGAAGAATAAATGCAGCAGATAAATGTGGGAATTCTGTATGATAAATAATCTAAAGTTTCTAAGTTGATAATGATTGCATTGGAAAATGAGCTGAAAAATAGATTTTCCCTATGAATTCAGTAAATTTTGGAAGATATGATTAATTATTAAATTAGCCACTGAAAAGTGGCTTCTTGCTTCTCATTTGTACTGTTTCCTTAACAATATTGTTTCATTGGTTCTCTCCCACTATTCAGCGCACCATAACACTTTAACTTAACAATATTGATTAAATTAGAGAGGGTATACTTAATGAAAATAATTGCACAGCAGAATGATACTATTGATGCTTTATGCTGGCGTCATTATGGTCGTACTCAAGGTATGACAGAACAGGTACTATTAGTTAACCCAGGATTGGCCGAATATGGTGTAATTCTGCCACACGGTACAGAAGTTGAGATGCCGGAAATTATGACAGCTACAACGAAACCTATTTTGCAACTATGGGATTAAATATATCCATTACTAAGTTGGTGGTTTTTGAATAGAATTATCACTCTATATCAGCAAATTAAACTTATCTATATCTGTCTAGATAAATAAACGGTTAAAGTGGATTGATTGAAACTGTGGGCACATTGTTGTTTACATTGTTCAAACAAGAATAACCAGTGTTCAAATCAAATTATCTGGAATGTTGTACTTAATATATAGTCAAATAGCGCAAATTTGAATTTTTTTAACTATTAGAGTCAAGCTTTAACAAAATAGCACGGATTACATAAGGGCCTTTCTCGGTTGCGGGAAAGGCTTTTTAATTTATGCTGTTACATTTTCCCTTTTCAAGAAACTTGTTTTGTCTTTCTTACAATTCCTCTTTGATGTTGGCAACTACCTTTGCTGGCATTCTTTCATACATAAACCCACAACCAGCAAATGGCATTTTTCCAAACATGGATACACAACTAACAGAACTTTTGCGCTTATTGCGTAACTTGATCAGAACTGGTGTTGTTACCGAGGTAGATACCACACGGGGAGTTTGCCGAATTGCAACAGGCAATCTCGAAACTGATTGGCGGCCTTGGTTGACAATGCGAGCAGGTAATTCCCGAACTTGGTGGGCTCCCAGTCGTGGTGAGCAAGTTTTGCTGTTATCTGTTGGTGGTGAATTGACCACCTCCTTTGTATTACCGGCTGTTTATTCTAATCAATTTCCTGAGCCATTGGCTGTTTCTGGAAAAACTGTTGATACTGCTTTTGCTGATCAATTCCCATCAGCATTGCCTGCTTCTGCGGAAGCTGTCCATATTGTCTTTCCTGATGGGGCAGTAATGGAGTATGAACCAGCATTCAGCGCCTTAAAGGTAACAGGTATTAAGACTGCGGTAGTGCAGGCTTCAAATTCTGTAGCAATTGAAGCAACAAATATCTCACTCAAAGCACTCAATTCAATCAAACTTGAGGCAATCAATTCTATCGAACTGACTTCAGTCAACAAAATCGATATGAAAACACTACAAGTCGGGATAAATGCACTGGCGGTAAAAGCAGATGTAGCCAAAGGCTTCACACTGGAAACACCAGAGTTTGCTGTAAAAGGAAAAACTAAGCTGGAAGGTGATGTTGAAAATACAGGCGGAAAACTCAGCTCTAATGGTGTGACCCTACATTCTCATAAACACACTGGAGTCATGTCCGGCGGTGCGACAACAGGAGACCCAGTATAATGATGTACCTTGGAATGAACCGACAAACCGGTCGTAGCCTCACGGATCTGGATCATGTACGCCAGTCTGTCAGCGATATCTTACTAACCCCCGTTGGCAGTCGTTTGGAACGGCGCACTTATGGCTCTCTGCTACCCGAATTAATTGACTGGCCGCAAAATGCGGCTCTACGCCTGCAAATTATGGCAGCCACCTACACAGCTATCAGCCGCTGGGAACCGAGGATTAATCTGACAGCTATTACCATAACTACCCAGCAAGACGGCAAAATGACGGTAAATATCTCCGGTCATTATCAGCAGTCCGCCGGGGGGTTTTCTCTATCTATCCCTGTGAGGTAAAACAATGCCGACCATTGACCTGAGCCAGTTGCCACCACCAAATGTAGTCGAGCCACTGGATTATGAAAACCTGTTGGCTGAACGTAAAGCCAAATTGATATCTCTTTATCCTGAAGAGCAACGGGATGCTATTACTCGAACATTAGAATTGGAATCCGAACCTCTGGTTAAGTTACTTGAGGAAAACGCTTACCGGGAATTGATATTACGCCAGCGGGTTAATGAAGCTGCCCGTGCAGTAATGTTGGCCTATGCAACCAGTAGCGATTTAGACCAGTTAGGGGCGAACTATAACGTTACTCGAGCAGTTATGGAGCCTGATAGTACCTTCCGTGATCGCATCCAAAGAGCCTTCGAAGGGCTAAGTGTTGCAGGGCCGATAGGGGCGTATGAATATCATGCCCTTAAAGTTAATGAAAGTATTCGTGCTAATAGAAATGAATACAAAGGTGAATATCAAACTGTTACAGATGTTTCCGTTATCAGCCCATCTCCGGCCAATGTAACTGTGACTGTTTTGTCGCGGAAATGGATATGGGAAAAAGATAAAGAAGACGAAGAAGATAAAGCGCATAAAGGTGTAGCTTCACAAGAGTTACTGGATAAAGTGATTGTGGCGCTTAATGATGAAAACGTCAGACCAGTTGCTGATCGAGTAAAAGTGCAGTCAGCCAAAATAGTGGAATATCAAATTGATGCTGTGCTTTATCTCTATCCGACACCTGAATCTGAACCTATCCGTAAATTGGCTCAACAAAATATGGATAAGTACGTGCTAGATCAACATAAGTTGGGGAGAGATATTCGGTTATCTGCCATTTATGCTGCCCTGCATGTCGCAGGAGTACAACAGGTAGAACTGAGAGCCCCGACGAAGGACATAATTCTGTGTAAAGATCAGGCTCCTTATTGTACCGGTGCAAAACTGGAATTAGGTAAGACACAAGCTGCTGATTGTTCCAAGCCAAATCCAGGTTTGATAGTAGGAGGCTCTGATGAATGACCGCCTGTTACCAACAGGTTCTACGGTTTTGGAGTTGGCTGCTGCTAAGGCGTGTTCGCAATTGCAAAATATTCCAGTACCACTTCGCCAACTCTGGAATCCTGATACTTGCCCTGAAGAATTATTACCCTATCTGGCGTGGGCGTGGTCGGTTGATCGCTGGGACGAAAACTGGCCCGTAAGCACTAAGCGGGACGTAATAAAAAACTCGCTATTTCTGCACAAACATAAGGGAACCATTGGTGCCGTCCGTCGCGTAGTAGAACCGCTTGGTTATCTCATTCAGATAAAGGAATGGTGGCTGAACAACGAAACGCCCGGCACATTCCGGTTGGCGATAGGGGTGCAGGAAAACGGGATCACCGAGGAAACTTTTTTAGAGTTAGAACGGCTAATTTCTGATGCCAAGCCTGTAAGCCGTCATTTGATAGGTTTGTCAATCAATCTGGATGTTAAGGGCGAATTTTATTGCGCTGCAACGAGTTATAGTGGAGATGATCTTACTATTTACCAATATCTCCCTGAAATAATCACAACTAGCGACAATATGCCTTTAGGGGCAGCAATTCATTTGATCGAAACAGATACATTGAGGATTTCACAATGAAATACTTTGCAATTCTAACCAATCTGGGAGCGGCAAAGCTAGCAAATGCTGCTGCTTTGGGGACAAAGGTTGATATTACCCACATGGCTGTTGGTGATGGTGGTGGTAAATTACCCTCTCCTGATGTCAATCAGACCAAATTAGTTAATGAAAAACGTCGTGCTGCAATTAATACATTAAGTGTCGATCCGGTAAACACAAACCAAATTATTGCCGAACAAATTATCCCTGAAAGTGAGGGTGGTTGGTGGATGCGTGAAATTGGTTTGCTTGACAGTGAGGGTAACTTGATTGCGGTAGCAAACTGCCCAGAAACCTATAAACCACAATTACAGGAAGGTTCAGGTAGAACACAAACTGTCAGAATGATCTTGATTGTTAGCAATACGGATTCGGTAACGCTGAAAATCGATCCCTCTGTAGTTCTGGCAACTCGTGATTATGTAGATAGCTCCATTCAGAAACATGAAAAAAGCCGCAATCATCCAGATGCTACGTTGACAGAGAAAGGTTTTACAAAACTTAATAGTGCCATTAACAGTAATGATGAAACTACAGCAGCAACACCCAAAGCAGTAAAAGCAGCTTATGATAATGCTAATAGTAAATTGGCAAAAAACCAAAATGGTGCGGATATCCCAGATAAAAATGCTTTTGTGAAAAACCTTGGTTTA